GAGGCCGATGACGCCGCGCTGACTCTGCTGGCGCAGCGCCGTGGCCTCCTCGTCGACGAGGAAGCGCAGCACCTCGCGGGACCGGCCGCCATAGTCCTCGACGGCGGCCTGCGCGTCGCCATAGGCCTCCCGAAGCTCGCGGATGAGCTTCGTGTGGTTTTCGAGCGCGTCCTCGATGGTCGGCGCGTCGGATTTCCAGGCCGACCACAGATACCCGACGCCGCCGGCGAGCGCGGCGACGCCCACGACCGCGAGGTTGATCGGCGTCAGCATCGACATGAAGCCGGCGGCGAGGTTCGTTCCGGCCGTCGCGAGCGACGTGCCGGGCGCGAACATCTGCGAGACCTGCATGCCCTGCTGCATCATCACGACGAACGGGCTCTGGCCGGAGGCGAGCGACACCGCGACGTCGTTCAACTGGTACTGCATGCCGACGAGCTGGCCGGTCGACATCTGGCCGGCCTTGCCGACCGCCCGGATCCCGGCCGCCTCCTCGTCGAAGCGCCGCCGCGCCAGCCCCTGCGCGAGGCCGAGCTCTTCCGTCGAGATCGCGCCGGCGCTGGCGAGCCGCTGATACTCGAGGAGCGCGGCGTTCATCCGGTCGAACGCGGCGCCGACAGGGTCTATCTCGGACCGCAGGCGGGCGGCCGAAGCCGACATCGCCTCCGCCTCGCGGATGCTGTCCTCGAACACCGCGGCCGAGGCTCGCGCCGAGCCCCCGGCTCGACCGATGCCGAACAGGTCATTGACATCCTGCTGCGACGACACGGCGAACTGGGCGGACCGGGCGCCTTCGATCATCTCGACGCGCCGCATCTCCTCGTCGAGCGCCTGGAAGGTCGCTCCGGAAGCCGCTGCGCCCGGCTGGCCGATGCCCAGTCGGCTGTTGAGCCCGTCGCGGAACGCGGCGCCCGCTTCCGCGCCGCGCAGGCGAGCGATATCGTCGAGGCGGGACAGTTCGGTATCGAAGGTCGACGCGGCTTCCGCCGCGGACTTTCCGACCGCATCGCTCACGCCGAGCAGCCGGTTCAAGGCGGTCTGGTCCACCGCGGACGCGCCGGCCGTCCCGAGGCCCTGCAGCTTCTGCCGCAACGCATCGACCACGGTGCCGGTCCGCTCGGCGCTGGCGGCGCCCTGGTTCATCGCCGTCGCGACGATGCCGAGGTCGCGCGCGACGTCCCGCATGCCGCGCGCCAGAGGATCGACCCGCCGCTCCAATCCCTCGAAGCTGCGGAGGGCGGACAGCATCCGCCGGTCCGTGCCCTCGGTCGAGCGGCCCATCGCTTCGCCCGACGCGCCGACCTTGTCCTCGGCGTCGGCCAGGCCGAGCAAGGCGTCGCGCAGCCGCTCGACGTCGCCGGCGCCGGCGGCCTGCACGGTTACCCTGCGGATGGTGTCGATCGTCGCCATGTCAGCGCTTCGCGTCCTCTGCCGCCTTGCGGCGTTCGGCCCAGTGGTCGAGCAGCACCCGGTCCATGGCCCTGATCAGCGCCACGAACCGGTCGAATTCTTCCGCGTCATCGATGCCGTGCCGATCGGCCCAACGGTCGATCGCCGTGAAGGGGATGGGACCGGAGCCATTGAGGCCGGCCGCCCGGTCGGTGCCGAGCTCCCAGAACGCCCCCCACTCGACCGTCAGGTGAGCGGGAAGCGTCGGCTTGGCGGCGAGCTCGTCGTCGGCTTCGCCGTCCTCGCTGGCGACGGCACGAAGCCACTCTTCGTGCTCGCCCCACGCCAGGTGCCATTCGAGGACGGCGGTCAGTTTCCCACGTCGGCCGCGAGATCGGCCCGGCCGCGCTCGTTCTGCATGTCGGCGGCGAGCCGCACGATCGACCGGAACGCGGCGAGGGACGGGTCGAACAGGAGCGCCTTCGCCCGCTCCGGCGAGTAGGGGATCGCCGTGCCATCGTCCTCCTCGAGGCCCGCCCAGTCGAGCAGCACGAGCTCGTGCAGCAGCGCGGCGTCGATCCGGTCCTCGTCCTCCGGGTCGAGCATCGTGCCGATCCGCCGCGCGACACCCGCCTCGAGCTGACGCTGGCGCCGGCGATACTCGACCGTGCCGCGGCTGCGGACCTTGAGCGAGACGCCCTTGAAGTGCGTCCCCGGAACATCGACCCACGCGCCGCCTTCGGCCTTGTCGACGTCGTACCTGATGCTTGAAAGCTTCATTCCCGTGCGCCCTTCTTCTTCGCCGCCACACCCTCGGCCACCCCGTCGGTGTAGAGGGCGAGACCCTTCGCCACCCATTGGCCGGCGAGGTCGTCGTCGACCGGAAGGCGCCGACCGACGGCGAGCGACTCGCGCATCTTGTCGTCGCGGTAGTAGTCGAACGCCGTCGTGATGATGACGTCACGCATCACGCCACCGCCCGGGTGATCTTGATCGAGCACGCTTCCGTCGCGTCGTACTTCGCGCGGAAGGGCACCCGCATCATCACCTTCTGGTTCTTGCCGCCGATCTGGTGCGCGCCGTCGAGGAAGACGGAATTCGGCAGGAGGATCGTGTATTTCTCGTTCGCGGTCTGGCCGAGCGTGGCCGAGATCGCGCCGCCGCCGTGATCGAGCACCTTCTGGTAGAGGTCGATGCCGTCGAACAGCGCCTCGAGCTCGCCGGTCACGTCGCAGTCGCCGTCGGCGTACTCGTCGCCGACCATCGAGCCGAGATAGGGCACGTCGGCGAGGTTGTTGCGGATCTGCAGGGTGAGGCGCCGGAGCTTCGGCGCCGGAGAGAGATCGGCGATCGACAGTCCGCCGAAGCTCGCGGCGGCGGTCATCACACCCTTGGTGTTGGCGGCCGTGTAGGTCGCCCCCGAGATCGCCGAGGACGCCACGGCGATCGTCTGTGCCTTCACCGCGAGGCTGCCGGTGATCTTCTGCTGCGCGGTGATGTCGAGCGACAGCATGTCGACCATGCCCATCGGGCCGCGCACGAACGAGGGCGAGGAGAGCGCCGAGATCGCCTCCTCGAAGGTGAAGAACTGCCGCGTGATACCGTTCTTCAGCACGTGCGTCGCCCACGTGCCGAACGCCGCCCCCGCGAAGAGCGCGTCCATCGATCCGTAGGAGAGCTCGAACGGATAGGTCGCCGAGGCGGCCATGAAGAGCATGAACTCGTCGCGGACGTTGCGGTCCGGCTGGATCTCTTCCGAGACGCCGGTCGTCTTGTTCGGCCGGAGCCCGCCGCCGGTCACCCGCATGGTCTGGAAGGCCGGCGTGGCCGGGGTCGTGCCGGGCGTCACTTCCGGCACGTAGGCGAAGCGCGTCGCCGCGCCCGAAGGGGTGGCCATGGCGGCCCTCCTTTGCTTGGTGAGTGGTGGTCAGCCGAAGAGGTCGGCGGTGTAGGGCACGACGACGGCGGCGCCGGCGAAGTTGCCGTTGCCCTCGAGGCCGCCGGGAAACACGGTCGGCGCGAAGGTCTCGACGGTGCCGATGAGCTTGCCGCGGAACAGCGCGGCGATCGTCGAGGCCCAGGCGAGCGCCAAGTCGTCGCCGCTGCCACGGGTCACCATGACGACGACGCGGAACGCGCCCTCTTCGCGGAAGAGGTTCTGCCCGGGCGCCCCGATCGTCACCTGTTCGGACCGCGCGAAGGGATATTCGACGCGCAGGAACGGCGACCCGTCCGACGGCGCCGTGCCGGCCGTGTTCGTCCCGATGATCGGCGTCGTCGCCCAGTTGAGGGCGAGAAACGCCTCGATCGTGTCGACGACCGCCTTGTCAGCCATCGGTCACCTCGGCGTCACGACGATCGCCGGCTGCCGGCGCAGCCACTCGGCCCGTCGCGCGCCCTTCGATCGCGATTTCATGCCGGTCTTGCCGGCCCATTCGTCGACCGCGCCGAAGAGCGGCGCGCGGTCGCCGAAGCGGATCCGGGCAAGGTTCCCGAACCGCTTCGCGGCCGTGACCGCGACGGCCTGATAGACGCCGTCGGGCGCCTGGTCCGACTGCCCGCGCTCGATCTTCCGTGCGTAGGGCTGCAGGTTCACGAAAGCCGCTTCCTCGAACCGGCCGGGAAGCGCCGCACCCGCCGCGATCTCGACGCCGTCCACCGTGAAGACGTGCGAGCGCGCGTAGCGACCGGTGAGGGTCGGCGACGCCTCGACGAGCGCCCGGCCGATCCACTGCAGCATGTCCTCGAAGAGATCGAACTCGGCGACGATCACGCCCCGCGGCGACACGCTGTCGAGCGGCGCGCCGAGGCGTCCGTCGACGGTGGTCTCGTGCGGCGGCACCCGCCCGAGGGCGCGGGCGTTCTGCGAGGCCGCCTCGTCGATCGCATCGCGCGCCGCGGCCGCCAGCGACCGGCTCTGCGCCTCCGGCGACAACTCGTCGTCGATCAAGGCGAAGATCGCGCGATCCGGCGACCGGCTCGATCTGACCGCCATCACCCGATCACCCGGATGCCGTAGGCGATGAGCACGCTGCCGATCCGCCGCGTCGAATCGTCGACCGCGACCGGCGTCGTAACAGTGCCGCGGATGACGATGCGGTCCCGGCCGCCCATCTCGATCGGCACCGGGAACGAGCCGATGTCCTCGGCCAGCAGCACGACGAGCCGTTCGCCCTGCTGCACACCCTCGACGAGCTCGACGGGATCGTAAGCGGTCACCCGCGCCCGCATCGTCACCTCGGTCGGCGCGGCGGGCGACGGGTTGAGGCGGCGCAGCGTGACGGTCTCGCCGAAGGCCTCGATCATCCGCCGATAGGTCGCGAGAGCGCGCGCGGCGGGCATCAGAAGATCCGGAACGGTGCGAGCAAGAGCGAGCACGCCCGATCGTAGGAGATGCCGACGATGTCCGACGTCGTCCAATCCCACGACCCGACGCCGGTCACCTCTTCGCGCCGCAGCAGGGCGTCCGGCCGCAGCAGCGAGCGCAGGTAGCCGACCCGAAGCACGATCGCCTGCCGGATTGGCTCGGGAACGTCGGTGCCGGCGGCGCCATATCCCGCCACGAAGCGCACCCGCACCGACTGCTGGCCGGAGGCGCCAGACGGCCATCCGCCGGTGGCGCGTGCCGGGATGATCCGGGCCGGCGTGCCGGGCAGCACGCGATAGGCCGACGGCGCGACGACAGTCTCTTCGCCTTCGGCGTCCGTGATGCCGATCTCGGTCACCGACTGATAGGGCGGCAGCGGCAACCGAATCTCGCACGGGAACCCGTCGAGCAGCAGATCCCACGTCTGATTGATGAGGGCTCGGCCGAGCCACCCCGCCGAACCGTCGATCTCCTGCCGCGCCGAAATGATCAGCGCGCTGAGAACCGCGTCCGAAACGCTGTCCGGCAAGCCGAGCCGCGACCGCACCTCTGCGGCCGTGAGCGGCTCGACCGCCGGCGGGATAGCGAGGACGAGGGCCACGGATCAGGCCTGGTTCGCTTCGGGCTGGTTGTGGCCATACGCCTTGACGACAAGCGCCGTGATCGGCGTCGGAGAACCGTGCGTGCCGCTGAAGTCCGCCAGGAGCTTCAGGTAGCGCCGGCCGCCCTTGTAGCCGCAGCGATAGACCGCGCCTGCCGCGTGCGCGGCCGTCAGGGCCTTGATGATCCCTCCGGAACCGACCGAGGCGAGGCCGAGCATGTCGCTCGCCGTCACCGCGTCATAGGTCGCGTCGTCGTCGGAGTGCGTGAGCTTGAACTCGACCTTGTTGGTGCCGCTGAAGGTGATGCCGCCGATGCCGACCGCGAGAACGATCTCGACGCCCGCATAGCCGAGGAGATCGATCGCCGCCGGCGTGTTGTCGGCGGAGAGAGCGGCGGCGTCGATCGCGGAGACGACCGTCATGCCGGAGTGAATGTCCTTCATGGACGTAGCCCTTTCGGCTCGAGGGAGGGAGATGGCGGCGGCGGGCTGGAGCCCGCCGCCTGGGATGCGCCGCGACCCGTCAGGTCGAGCACTTCATCAGCTTGATGGCCTCGAAGTTGGCGACGCCGCCGCCGACCCGCTTCGTGGTGTAGAAGTGGACGTAGGGCTTGTTCGTGTAGGGGTCGCGCAGGACGCGGATGCCGGTCCGATCGAGGATCAGATAGGCGCGGCGGAAGTCGCCGAACGCGACGGGGAAGTTGCCGGCACCGAGGCCCGGCATGTTGTCGTCGGTGACGACACGCTTGCCGAGGACGGTCGACGGCGCCTCCGGCGCGGTCGGCGGCGCCCAGAGGTGGTTCCCCTGGCCGTCCTTGAACTTGCGGACCGACGCCATCACCGCATCCGACATCAGCCACGAAGAGTTCTGCCGGTAGCCCTGCTTCAGCCCGTAGTAGAGATCGATGAACGCGTCGCCGGGGCTCGACGCGGCGAACGCCGCCGCGGCGCCGGAGACGGTGAAGCCGATCTTGCCCCACGCGTAGGAGGCGTTCGCCACGGTATCGTAGTTGAGCAGACCACGCGGCCGCTTCACGCCGTTGCCGGTCAGGAAGGCCGCGCCCTCCTGCTCGGCGAAGGTGATGTTCACCTCGTCGGCGAGCCACCCGGCGACGTCGATGATGCCGTCGTCGAGCATGGTCTGGGTCGTCGCCGGATTGGCGTAGAGCTCCATGACCGTGAACAGGAGCTCGCGCAGCGTCGGGGTGGTCGTCTCGGCGCGGCTCTCCTCCTCACCGACCCAGCCGGAGCCGGCGCCGCCCATGTTGACGAGCTTCTTGTAGACGCTGGTGCCGATCGGCATCACGGTCGCAATCTGCCGCATGATCGACACCGTCCCGAGGACGCGGTCGATGGTGCCGGACATTTCCTCCGGCACCAGATAGCCGCCGTCGGGATCGCTTTGGGTCGTGAGTTTCGCCTTGACCTCGAGGTCGCTCAGTCCAGCATCGACGCCCTTGCGGAAGAAGCGATCGAAGGCCTTGGCATGCTCGGCCTTGGCCGGGTCGGCGTCCGCGCCGACGCCGCCGATCTTGGCGGCGGCCAGAGCCGCGTTCACCTGGTCGATCGCCGACTGGATCTTGGTGATCTCGGCATTGATCCGGTCGACCTTCTCGCTCTGGACGACATCGCCCAGGCCCTTCTTCACGGCCGCGAGTTCCGCCTCGTGTTCGGCCTTGAACGCCGCGAAGGTCTGCTGCATCTCGCCGAGCAGAACCTTGATGTCCCCGCCGGCCCCATCGGCGCGCACGGCAACGACGCCGCGGAAGCGCCGCGGCTCGGAATGAACGGTCATATTGGTTTCCTACCGTTTGAGTGTGTCGATCAACCGCCGGATGTCGGCAGCGAAGGAAGCAGGCTCGCCAGCGCGCGGCGTGGCGTCATCGGCAGCGTCGTGCGTGCCGGTTGCTTCGCGCAGGAGGCGCCGCCGCTCGGAACGCGGCATGCCCTGCTGGGCGAGGATGGCGTCGAGGCGGCGGCGCGCACCGAGGTCCGCTCGGGCACTCCCGCCGCCGCTGGCCGAAGCGGCTTCGCTCGACACGGAGTCGGCGAGACCCTTGGCGACCGCTTCGCTCGCCCCGATGAAGCTTTCGGCGTCCATCAACTTGCCGATCGCCTTCGCATCGAGACCGCTCCTGGCGACGTAGATTTCCGCCATCGCCTCGTCGAACTGGCGAAGAACGGCACCTACCTCGTCGAGGTCGTTCCGGTTGCCGACCACGACCGCCCAGGCATTGTGGATCATCAGGAACGACCCCACGCCCATGGTGATCTCGTCTCCGGCCATTGCGATCACCGACGCGGCCGAAGCCGCGAGCGACATGACCTTCACCTTGACCTTGGCGGGGTGTTCCCGCAGCAGGTTGTAGATGGCTATGCCCTCGAAGAAATCCCCACCTGGCGAGTTGATCGCGACGGTGACGTCCTTCGGGCCGATAGACCGCAGTGCCGCCGCCATGCGCTTGGACGTGAAGCCGCCCCCAGTCCAGTAGTCATGACCGATCACGTCATAGATCGAGATCGTGCCGGGATCGTCGGACTCGGCCGCCTGGGGGGCATCCGCCCATCGGGCGAGCGCGTCTGACGGAGCGTCCCAGGAAAGGCCATCCGGCCGATCGAACGCCTTGACCTCAGGCAGGTTCCGCAGGCTCATCGCCCTCGTCCTTCTTTCTCTCGCCGCCGCCAGCGGTGTTCGGCGGCGGGTAGAACACGTCGCCGCCGTCGCGCGGGTTCTGATCCTCGAGCGCGCGGATTTCGTTGGGGCTGTAGACACCCCACTGCAATCCACGCACATAGGCTTCCCATCGCGCCTTGATGTCGCCCTTGACCAGGGCTGCCCGATTGAACTTGGCGTAGAGATCGCTGCTCGCATCGGCGATCAGATCTCTGTTGATCGTCTCTTCCCACGTCGTCAGATGATCTTCGAGGGTGTAAGCGACGAAGCCGATTGACTGCTGCTCGATGCCAGTGCCCCACGACGTCGACTTCTCAGTGTCGCCGATCATGTGAGGTGGAACGCCGAAGAACATCGCAATGTCGGTTCGCGAGAAGCGGCGGCTTTCGATCCACTGCGAATCCTGTGCCGTCATCGCCATCGGCGAGTAGTCCATGCCCTCCTCGAGGATCAGCATCTTGCCTTCGCGCTCGCCGCCGTGGCGGTACTCGTCGAGGCTGTGTCGAAGGTTGTCCTGCCCATCGATCCCAAGCTTCCCGGGATGCTTCAGAACGGCACTGACGCGGGCTCCATTGCGGAAAGTCGTGCCGCCGTGCTCTTCCGTTGCGATCGCGAGACCGATGGTCTCCCGCGCATAGGCGATCGGCGAGATCCCGTGCACCCCGTCGAGGGTGAGCCCCACCAGGTGCATCACCTCGGACTGCTGCAGCACGACCTGCCGGCCGTCCTTGCGGGTGTAGGTGTAGGTGAGGCTGAGGTCGTTCTCCTGCTTGCAGACCACGCTGTCCGGCCGCATCGGAATGATCTCGCGGACGTCGCCGCGCGATCGAACAATCAGTCCGTAGGCGTTGCCCCGCAGCAGGATGTGCGCCTGCAGCATCCGGCGAAATTGCGACGGAGTCTGCCAGCGGTTCGGGCGGCGACGGATCAGCTGCCAGAGAGAGGTGTCCGACGCGTCCTCGCGGGTCCGGCTGTCGACCCTCCGCTTGATGTCTAGCGGCAGCGTTGCAACCGCCCCGGCAATGATGCGCACGCACGCATAGACCGCGGCGACCCGCATCGACGTCATCGGGGTGACGGCCGCCCCAGCTGCGGAGTTGGACCCGGACCGCAGCGCCTCCTCGAGTTCGGCCGATGTCGTGATAATGACGCCACCGCCGGCATCCTGAAGCGCGGCGCGCGGCCGAACCTCCGACGTCGAACGCCCTCCGAAGATGCGCGACCAGAAAGCCATCAATCCTCACAGGGCGACGAGGCCGCGCGCCGCGTAAACGGACGGGCCGGCGGCGGAGGGGTTCCAGCTCATCAGGATCGCCGCGCACAGCATGGCGATGAACGGATCGATCTTGGTGCGGCCGGCGGCCTGCTTCGTGGCCATGTTGCCGTTGCCCTTGGTCTCGACCTTCACGTTGCCGACGCACCAGTTCATCAGCGCCGTGCCGCCGTGCGACAGCGTGCCATCGCTCAGCTTGTGCTCGAGCCCCCACAGCGCCGGAGACAGCGCCGGCCCTTGCAGCAGCCGCCGCATCATCGGTCCTGCGATGCCGCGCGACGCCATCGCGTCGACGAACGCGGCTATGTTGTTCGGGTCGAACCCCACCGCGTCCTTCGCCGGCAGGAGCCCGGCCTCGGCGAGGCGAACGGCGATCTCCGCTATCCGGGCGATGTACTCGCTCACCTCGCAGAACGTGAGCGAGCCCTCCTGCTCGAAGTCCTCGAGGGTGGCTGCGATTTCCTTGCGGACCTCTTTCACCTTCGGGTGCGCGTAGGCGTGGCTCCACACCAGCCAATGGCGCGTCTCCTTCTCACGCCCGATGACGCAGACCCCGAACAGGTCATCGAGCCCGCCGCCGTCGACGCCGAGTGTCGCGACCTCGCTTCGCCGGATTAGCTCGGCGAGATCGGCGAGCCTGACGTCGGCGCGGGTCTCCCAATAGTCGGCACCCCGCCACGCATCGTCGCCGAGCCCGACGCCGATCTCGATGTTGAGATGCTGCGACGCCCAGATCTGTTCGGCTTCCGGCGTCGCCGTGCCGTTGTTGTCGTAGTCGTCGTAGAGGCGCTGCGGATCGATCGACCGGCCGAGGTTCGGCTGGATCATCGGCCAGTTGCGCTTGTCGCGCCAGAACACCGGATCGCGCTGCAGCGCCTCCGGATATTCGTAGATCACCGGCAGCATGATCGGGTTAGGCCCGCCCTTGCCGTCCCTGATCCTCCTGGCCTTGCGGAGCTCGGTCTTGAACACGCCGGCCGGCGGTTCGTCCGATTCCGTCGTGATCATCAGGACCTGGCCGCCCTGCATCGTGATGCCGCCGCCGCGGATCTGCTGCATCACGGCGGCCGCCTTCGCCTTCTTCCCGAGCTCGTGCAGCTCGTCGATGATCGTCAGGATCGGGATCTCGCCGGTGACGATGCCGGTGTCGAACGACTTGACGTCGAGCTTGGTGCCAGTCCGCCGACGGGTGAGCGTCTTCAGGTGATCCTGGACGTGGAAGATCGACCGCAGCTTGTCGTCGAGCCGGATCATGCCCTGCGCCTGGTCGAAGCAGCGCTCGGAGATGTTCTGACTCGGCGCGATCATCAGCATCTGCCGGTTCGGCGCATCTTCCATGTAGAGCGCGGTCAAGCCGAGCGCGGCGACGTTGGTCGTCTTCGAGTTCTTCTTCGGCACCATGCAGAAGAGTTCCCACACGAGCCGCCGGCCCGTCGCGGGATCCTCGCTGGCGAGGAACGCGCAGAGGATGTCGCGGAACCACTCGCCGCATGCGTCGACGAGCGGCGGGTTGCCTGGCACGTCCGGCAGCCGGAGCCGGTTGAAGAAGGCGGTCGCCCTCGCCGCCTTTTCCTGGTTCACCGGCACGTCGGCCATCGGTGTACGGCCGGCCTTGATCCTCTCCCACCAATCCGGGCAGGCGAACCGCGGCAGCGGCTCAGTGGCGCGCATTCTGCGCCGCTTCGCGATCGAGCTCCGCCATCAGGTCGGCGTCGGCCTCAACGGCACGCTGCTCGTCGATCGCCTTCTTTCCCATGCGGCTCTTGTCGGCGGCGGGTCGACCCTCCGGCTCCCCCATCTCCGCCTCGAAGCCCATCCGATCGTTCTTCTCGAGGAAGCGGTCGAACTCCTTCATGGCGGCGACGTTGCCGCCCTCGACTTCCTTCCACAGGAGCTCGGCCCGCCGCATGTTCAACCGATCGCGTGCAACCTCCCGATACTTGAGCTCGGAAAAGTAATGGCGCCGCAGCGTCGGAAGCGAGATGCGCAGAGTGGCAGCGATGCGCAGGTTCGCCCATCCGCACGCCAGCATCAAATTGACACGTCTACGGTTTTCGTGCGTCGGGACATGTTGCGGCCGACCGCGACCACCGCGACCAGCCGGAACGGGATCACCGAAGAGGTCGAAAACTTCGCTCACAAGAAAAAAACCTGCGAATGAGAGCCCAGCCGGTCCGTGCCCCGAGGGGCGGTGAAGTTCTGACCACCCCCCCCCTCCCGACATGACCAGTCAGTGCCAGACGCCGCGCTGGTGCAGCGACGATTGCTCGCCCCGCTGCTTCGCACCGTCGTGACAGCGCTTGCACAGCGTCTGAAGGTTGTTCAATTCCCAGAACAGCGCTTCGCTGCCCCGGTGAGGAAGGATGTGGTCGCAGACGAGTTGTGAGGTGTCAGCCTCGATGCGTGGGCACGCACTGCACTTGAAGAGGTCCCGAACAAAGACTTCCATCCGCAGCCGGCGCCACCGGGCCGTCTTGTACCAACTCCGCCACGCGCCACCGGAGCGATGCTCACGTGCGCCGTCCATGCGAGCCATACCCTTGGATGTGCGAAACCGCCCGGCGGGTATCCCGGCCGGGCATCTCTGATCTCGTGATGTTTCCTAGCGCCGCACTCCGGGCGCATCGCGCCCCGGAGGAAGGCCGGTCCATCTCACCCGGCGTTGCTGGCGGATCGGATATCGCCCCGTTCACCGCCTACCGCCTCAGGCCGCTCGACCGTCGCCCCCGCTTGCGCGAGGCCTCGATCTGGCCCGAAGGCGCGGTCACCGCAACCGTGCGACCGAACACTGCCAGATCTACCCGCACGTCTCCCCGTCCGTCAACACCCGTCACCGGCCCTTCGAAGCCTGCGAACGGCCCCTCGATCAACCGCACCACCTCGCCCAAGGCCCAGGCCACCGCATCGTCGCCCTCGCCCGCCGGCGACGCCATCAGCCCCGCCTTGTCGGCCGAGGACACCAGCACCGCGACGACCGCGTCGGGCACCACCGCCGGCCCGTCGCCCCACGTGACCAGCCTCGCCACGCCGCGCGCCTTCGTCACGCCGTAGCAGCCCTGCCCCGGCTCGACGCGCACGAACAGGTAGCCCGCGAAGAGCGCCCGCTCGATAGTCTTCACCGGCCGCATCTTCCCCCGCACCGCCCGGCCGAAGGGCACGTCCACCCGGTAGCGCGGCAGGAACACGCCGAACCCCGCCTCGGCGAGCGCCGCCGCGGCCGCCGCCTCGCCACGCGGCACGGTCTGCACCAGGTGCCAGGCGCCGCGCCCCTCGCCCGCCGTCTCGCGCGCCCGCTCGGCCGCCCGCCGCGCCTCCGCCTCGGCGCTGCGCGCCAGCCACCACGCCCGGATCGCCGGGTCGACCGTCGCGGGATCGACGAGGCGCACACCCGATCGGCCTTCCTCCCGCCGATCCCGGCATCCTCCCGCCGCACCCTCGACCCTCCCGGCCGACAAGCCCTTGATCTCACTCATGAGAGGTTCCCTTTTGGGAGGATTTGGGAGGATGGGAGGATAATGGGTAATGATTTGTCATGGCGCGCAGGCGCGTCCACACGCATAGGCGTCATTGGCCGAAATCCTCCCATCCTCCCGCATCCTCCCAACCGCTGCGATTTCAACGGCTTGCGCGTGGGAGGATGGCGGCCGCATCCTCCCGATGGGAGGATCGCGTCAGTCCTCGCGCGCCGCATGGCGGGGCCTCCCTTCGAAGTCGACGAGGTCGTCGATACCTTTGATCAACTGGCAGTCGAGCCACCACATCACGTTTGAATGCAGGTTTCTGAACCCGCGTTCTTTGAGAGCAGCCGCGAGACCCTTCGGAGACCATTCCTTTTCGCCGAACACCTTGGCCCAGGCGCAGAACAGCGCGTGCATGTCGCTCGATTGCACCCGGCTGCCCGGCACCATGCGCACGCACGCTTCGAGGAAGCGCCCGCACGGGTCGCTGTCCGTCCGATAGCTCGCCGTCGCCTCGGCCACCTCGGCGGGCACCACGAGGCCGTAGTCGAGCCAGTCGCAGAGCCCGTCGAGCAGCCGGTTGAGGATGCCGGCAAGCTCGGCCCGGAGCTTCTGGCCGAGGTGCTTGTCGCGCTTCGCGTCGGCGATCGTCACGAGCCACGGCACCAGGATGAGGCGGCGCCAGATCCCTTCGTCGGTGCCGTCCACCGAGGGCCGGTAGTTGCCCGATATGGTCAGCTTGAAGGCCGGGAAGAGCTTGAAGTATGGGCGGTTGAGGTGGCGCACGAGCAGCGGCTCGCCGCCGGTCGCGAGCTTGATCAGCGCCTCGGCGAGCTTCGCCCCCTTCTCAGGCTCGGATGTGCGCAGCAGCCGCACGCCGGGCAGAATGGCGAGTTCCGGCGAGGGCGCGCCGGCGTTCCGCGCCCGACCCGAATCGAGGAAGGTCTCGATCGGCACCGTCTCGGAATAGTCGCCGGCGACGAGCGCCCAGGTGTCGACCAAGGTAGACTTGCCGTTCTTCCCCTTGCCGTAGAAGAACACGAGCCGCTGTTCCGAGGTGTCGCCGGTGAGCGAGTAGCCGCCCCACTGGTGCAGGAAGCGGCGGTTCGCCTCGTCGGGCTGCACGTCCTCGAGGAAGCGGTCATAGATCGGGCACTCGGCCGCCGGGTCGTAGGCGACGGGCGCGATCTTGGTGATCCGGTCGCCCCGGTTGTGCTTGCCGAAGGTGATCGAGGCGTGCCGCCCGCCCGCGCCGCGCACGATGCGGATCGTGCCGTTCTCGACGTTGATCGCGAACGGGTCGACGTCGAGCGCCGCCACCGCCACCTCGAGATAAGGGGCGGCGAGGCGGGCGATGCAGGCGAGGCGGTTCGCGCTCTCGCTCGCGATCGCCCAGCCCTTCAGCCGGTCGGAATACATCACCACCCGGCCGTCGCGCTTGCGGTCGACCACGTAGTCGTCGTCGGTGTCCTCGATCGCCTTCGCCTCGGCGCGGATCGCCCGCACGGTCTTGTAGACGGCGAGCGCCAGCAGCCCTTCGGCCGCCTCGCCGTTCCAGCGCTTGCCGTCCCAGCCGAGCCACCCGCGCTCCGGGCACCACAGGAACGAATCGCGGTAGCGGTCGACGAAGCGCTCGGCATTGCCGAGGTCGGTCAAGGGCAGCTTGGCGAGCCGCCGGTCGCGCCCGACACCGCGCGCATCGCCACCCTTGCCACCCCCCGCACCCCCCGAAGAACGCCCGGCCTTGCCGCCCGTTCGGGAGGATGCCGGCTCGCTCCCGTCGGGAGGTGCGGAGGGCGAGGGCGCCGCGAACGGCGCGGCCGTGGCGATCGCCGCGCGCACGGCCTCCGGCCCGTCCTCGGCGGGGATCTCGTCGCCCGCCGTCATCGCGCACCTCGATAGAGCGAGTTGAAGTCGTGCCCGGCCGGCGGCCGGGCGATCGAGACCGCGAGCCCGCGGGCGGCGTGCGCCTCGGCCGCGGCGCGCTTCGTCGCCTCGGCGCGGGCCGGGTCGGCCTCGTCGGCATCGACCGCCAGCACCACGGCGCCGACGCCGGCCGGCAAAGGCGCGGCGAGGTTGCCGAGCGAGAGCGCGGCGAAGGTCGGCAACCCCGTCGCCGCCATCACGGCGAGCGATGTCTCGATCCCCTCGGCCACCACGATCGCCGCCGCCGGCGGCGCCAGGCGCACGTGGCCGCCCTTGCAGGCGCCGCGCATCTTCCGAGCATCCTGCGATGTGCCGTCCGGCGCGGTGATCGTCGCCTTCGCCCGCCCGTCGGGCGCGAGCCACGTCAGGTGCACCCCGACGAGCCGCCCCGTCTCCCCATGCGTCACGAGACCGACCTGTGCCGGCCCCTCGTGGATGACGACGGGCCGCGGCGGGGCCTCGCCTTTGGCGCGCGGCGGCGACCACCAGTAGGGCAAGCACGGGTGAAACCGCAGCGTCGGCGGCACGGCGGCGAGGCCGAGCCCGCGCGCGGCGAGCCACACCGGCACGAGGGTTCCCGCAGCCGGCCGGGCCGCACGCCAGAGGTCGCGCGCCTTCATCGTCTCGCGCAGCCGCGCCTCGGCGGCGTCGCGGGCGTGCGCGGCGCGCCGCGCCTCGGCCTCGCGCCGGCGCCGCTCGGCCTCGGCCGGGTCCGTCCGCTGGCCGTCGATCCCGAGGAACTTCCGCGCCTCCTCGAAGGTGCGCGCATCGACCTTGACGGCGCCCGTCAGGCAGTAGGCGAGGAGCGCCAGCACGTCGCCGCCGAGGCCTTGGCTGTGGCGATACCAGAGCCCGCGCCGCTGCCCGTCGAGCGTCACCCGCCAGGAACCGAGGTCGCCCCGGCTCTTCGGCGCGAGGTAGCCCTCGCCGCGCACCTCGAGCCACCCCGGGCAGTAGACGTCGAGCAGCCGCTCGAGCTCGTCGACGAGCCGCCCGCGGATGACGTCGCCGTCGTCGCGCGCGCTCACTCCGCCGCCTCCCCGGGCTCGCCGTCCGTCGCGCCGAACAGCGGCCCGGCGTCGACCGCGCCGCCGCGGCGCTCGGCCTTCGCCTTGGCGGCGGCCGCCTTGCGGGTCGCCGGGCCTTCGGTGACGAGCGCCATCCGGCGGCGGATGTCGGCGGCGTACCGTTCCTCACGCTCGACGAGCACGGCGCGGCAGCCCTCGCGGAACGCCGCCTCGCCCGTGGTGCCGGTGCCGGCGAACGGGTCGAGCACCACGCCGCCCGGCGGCGTCACGAGCCGCACCAGCCACCGCATCAGGTCGACCGGCTTGATCGTCGGGTGGCCCGAGCCGAGCCGGTCGTCGGCATCCGCCTTGGCCGAGTAGAAGAACCGGGCCGCCGAGCCGGAATCGCCGTGGAAGGTGCTGCCCGCCTCGTCGCGGTTGCCCGCGAAGGCACCGTAGGTGTTGCGGAACTTGTCGGATCCGCGCGTCCGCACCGGCGCGTAAGCACCCGCCTCGGCCGGGAACGCCGCCACCACCCCGTCGCTGCCGTCGTGGATCAGGTTCGCCGGGTGGCGCCCCACGTTCGGATCGCGCCCCGGTTCTTCGTCCGCTTGGCGTGGGCCGCCGATGCCGCCGCCGTAGACCTCGCTGCGATTTTTGGGCAGAGAGGCCGGCACGGTCTTCGATGACCCCACCCGGCACCCGTCGATGTTGAGTGCCCCGGTCCCGTAGCGCAGCACGGTCTCCGCCACGGTCCCCTCGAGCGGCTTGCGCGCCAGCACGATCGGTTCGAACGCGGGCTTGAGCGCGGTGCCGAAGCCCTGCCAGCGCTCGGCCTCGGCCGTCGCGGGCGCCGTCACGGTCGGCACGAACACCCGCCCGTTGGTCTTTTCCCAGCCCGCCTTGTGCTGGTCCGCGCCGGGGATCATCCGTTTGACCGGTGCGCCCTCGGCGAGCACGCGCCGCTTCGCGCCGGCCGCCTTGTCGATCCCCTTCGCCACGTCGTGGTTCTTCGGGAACCTCGTCCCGTAGACCCACGCCAAGATCCCCTCGAAGCCGATGAGGTCGGCGATCCTGAGGAAGGCGTCGCGCTGCGCGTCGTCGAGGCTCTCGACGAAGCGGCGCACCTCCGGCACGAGGTCGAACATGTCGCCGATCGAGTCGCGCATCTCGAAGCCGGCCGTCTCGATCGCCGTGGCGAGGTGGTGGTAGGAGCGCGTGCCGCCGAAGGCGACGACGTGGCCGCCGGGCTTCAGCACCCGCAGCACCGCGCGCCAGAAGGCCGGGTCGAACGCCGTCTCGCCCGTATCCCAGGCCTGCCCCATGAAGCCGGCCGAGGCGCGCGCGTAGGCGCCGGTCGCGCCCTCCCGCGTGCCGGCATAGTCCTTCGCCGGCGCCGCGCCCGCCTTGCCGAAGCGCTTCCCGATCGAGACGAGCGCATAGGGCGGGTCGCACACCACGGCGTCGATCGACGCCGCGGCGAACCCGGCCAGCACGTCCCGGCTGTCGCCGACGTGCAGCACGACCCGACCGTCGAGGAGGGATTCGGGGGCTGTCATCACTGCCTCACCGGCAATGGTGCACAGTAGCCGCAATAAATGTTGCCACACCGCTTCTTGAATACTTGCTTGTCCGTAGATACATCAGCCCGCGCCACTTCCCCCCGTGAATGGAGGAAGGGCAACGACACTGACCAATCTCCACCCCAGAGGATCGATGCACGATGACGAACTATTCTATGACCGACCGGTGCGAACTTCACGAAGCGCTCGGCAACCTCAGAGACAAGCTCCTTCACCACGACAGCTTGAAGGATGTGAAGTTTGCCGAGTTTCGCGAGAAAGCCCTGATCCGAATGGGCCTCGCACCACTTCAGCCTGACGATCCTTCCTTCCCGCTCGATGCGCCGATGCAGCGCATTCTTCGGAAGCTCTCCCATCCGACGGCCCAGTATTCCGTTCTGGACGCGATCTGCGGCGACGAGTCGGGGTATCCGGGCAGGCCAGAGATATTGGCGGCCCTCCTCGCCGATATTGACGAGGCGCGAGAGAATATTCAGGCCGGAGCCTACTAGGCGCAGCGTGCCGTTGTTCCCCCTCACTCCGCCGCCTCCCGCGCGACCGCGAGGTCGGCGCAGTTGGCGGCGACGAGGGCAGCGGCGACCTGCGGGCAGACGCTGTTGCCGATCTTGTGGCGCTGCTCAGTATCGTTGAGCACGCGCCCGTCGTGCGGCGCGGCCAGGACGTAGCTGTCCGGAAAGCCCTGCGCCCGGGCGAGCTCGCGCGGCGTCAGCATGCGCATGCCGATGTCGACGATGACGTAGGTCTCGCCGCGCACCGTCACGGTCACGAGGTCGCCGCCGTCCCAGCATCCGTGCCGCCGCAGGAAGTCCGCGACCTGACGGGCGCGCGTCAGTTGCGCGTCGGCGAGCGGCGGCGGACCCGCCGTCGCCTCGGCGAGGCCGAACCGCGCCTTCGAGGTCACGGTGAGCGACGGCTCGTCGATCGCCGCGCTCTGTCCGCCCGTCGAGTAGTAGGCCGTCATCAGCGGCAGCGTGACGACCGCCGCGTGCTGGCCGCCGGCGCAGACCGCCGGCACCGGCGCCTCGGCGGCGCCGCCACGGCGCTCGCTGCCCTTCATCGACAGCATGTGCGCGGCAACGACGCCTTGCGTGCTGCCCTTGCCAACGAGCGTCGACATCGCCTCGTCGGCGGCATGGCCGACCATGTCGGTGTTGTGCTGCGCGAGATAGACCGCGGCGAGGTCTCCGCCATTGCCGGTCGGAACGCCGGTCGGCATCGCCTCGTCGATCGCCCGCGTGCGCGGGTCCTGCCCGGGCCGCTCGCCGTAGCGCGGCACCAGGTAGGGCACGACGATGCCGTTCGTGTCCTTCCGGCTCGCCGTGACCGTGTGGTGCGCCTCGTCGGCCGGCCGGCTGGCGCCGCCCTGCTGGCCGTAGCTGACGAACGGCGCGGCGACGGCCTCGACAAGAGCATGCCGCGGCGCGGTGGTGACCACGCGCGTCGGTTCGTCAACAGACGCCGAGCGATCGCCACCGCCGGCCCCCTCGCCGTAGTACGCTTGGAGATGCGGCACGACCAAACCGTGCGCGTCGCGCGCTGCCGCGACGGTGCGGAACGCCTCGCCGGCCGCCTGCCCGCGGAACCCGTCGCCACCGTGGTTGCAGGTGACGATGAAGGGCTCGGCCGCGGCGAGCACGTAGCGCTGCACGCCCTTGGCGATGCGCGCCTCAGTCTTCGGGGCGAGCGGCCGGATGATGCGCACGCCCGTCGCCGCCGTGTAGTCCTTCGATTCCGCCTTGGTCAGGAAGATCGACGGGCAGGGCCGGTCCCAGTCGATGATGTCGGCCGCCACCGGCCAAGGCGCGAGTTCCCCGCTCGCCACCTCCGGCGAGCCCGGCCTGCCGTGCGTCGCCGCCGGCCAGACGATCTCACCCTCGAGCGCGGCGATGAGGCAAAGCCGCTTGCGGATGGTCGGCGAGCCCTTGGTGCAAGCGCGGATCTCCCGCCACTCGACGCGCCGGTAGCTGTAGCGCTTCAGCTCGGCGACCCAGGCGTCGAAGGTCTCGCCCTCGCGATCGGGATCTGGTCGCCGGCCGCCGCGCCCGTCGTCGATGAGCGGCCCCCACTTCCGGAATTCCTCGACGTTCTCTAGGAAGATCCAGCGCGGCCGCTGCTCGGGCCGAAGTTCCTTCAGCCACCGCATCAGCACCCACGCGAGATCGCGCACCGACGGCGAGACGGGCGCGCCGCCCTTCGCCTTCGAGTGATGCCGGCAGTCCGGGCTCATCCACAGCAAGCCGATGCGGCGGCCGCCGACCAGCTCGCGCAGCGACACCTTCCAGACGTTGTGCGGCAGGTGCAGCGTGGCCGGGTGGTTCGCCGTGTGCATCGCGAGCGCGGCGGGATCGTGGTTGATCGCGATGTCGGGCGAGCGCCCGAGCGCCCACTCGATGCCGAGGCTCGCCCCGCCGCCGCCGGCAAAGGCGTCAACGATGAGCTCGTCGCCCGGCACCACGCCGACCGGCAGCCGCGGCGCACCGATCTCCCCGAAGAGGTCCGTCGCGGCGCGCATCACGGTGCCTCCCCGCCGATCCCGAGCTCGGCCAGCGCATCGACCAGCGCACCGCACGCCCCGGCCGCGAAGCCCGCCTCGTCGCGCGTCACCGCCTTGAGGATCGTCTCGAGCGACGCGCCGTGCTGCAGCGCGATCGACAGCACCACGGCGGCGTCGCGCGCGATCGCCTGAAGCGGCATTCCCGATTTTGTGGCGGTGAGGAACACCTCACCCACCCGCCCGTCGGCGTAGAACCCGACGCTCCCGGTGTAGAGGTGCCCCGCGTGCACGAACTCGAACGTCTCGGCCGGCCGCCTGGGCGGCAGCGTCTCGCGCGTCATGCCGTCACCCGCCCGGGCTTCGGCGCGCCGGCGGCCGCTTCGCCCGTCTGCCGCCGCAGCCGCTCCGAGGGCGGCGCCGTCAGGCCCGCGAGGCAACCCGCGCAATAGGACTGCCCGGCCACCGTCGGCGCGCCGCACCAGCGCTTGTCATCGAGCGGCACGGGCGCCCCCCCCCCAGAGCGGCCGGCGGCAGCGCTCGAACAAGGCGTCGAGGGCGGAGAAGGGGATGCCGGCTTCGCCGGCGGCAGTGGGCAGTCGGCAATCGGCAGTCGGAGGAAAGGCGGCGTCGAGACCGGACTTCGGCGGTGCGCGCCGCACCCGCACGACACCCTCTTCCGACTGCCCACTGCCCACTGCCGACTGCCGATCTCGCCCAACCTTCGCCAGGCTCACCGGCCCCGCATGCACCTGCGCGGACCGCGTCCGCCCGCCGGCCGCCGAGCGGTCGTTCTTCGGCCGCCGCAGCACGTGCATGGTGCTGCCCGCCGCCTTCGGCACCACGGTCCGGCCCGGGCGCGCCGTGCCGGACAGGCCGTTGCGGTGCACGAAGCCGGCGATCGCGTTCCGCGTCGTGTCGAGCGCGGCGGCGATGACGTCGAAGGACCGGTGTTCCGCGAGCATCCGCTCGACGGCGGCGAGGCGGTCGGCGAAGGGCGCCTCGCGCCAATAGCGGGCGCCGCTCATCGCCGCCCCCGCCCGCCCGAAAGCACCGAGAAGGCCTCGCCGCCGGCCGCGGCCACCGTCCCGCGCAGGTCGGCCACGCCGCGCGCCACGTCGGCCGCCTTGCGGTCGATCTCCTTCTGCTCGTGGCCGGTGATGACGCCGTCGTCCTCGGCCATGGCGACGGTCTGGGCGAGCTCGGCCGCGTCGCGCGCGACGGCGATGTGCGCGCTGCGGAAGCCGGGCCCGCCGCCGCTGCCGCGCGGGCCGAGGTCGCGGTCCTCGAGCTCGGCCCAGGCCTCGAGAATGTGCGACGAACCGGTCTCGGCCTGCAGCAGCAGCGCCGCCTGGATGGGGATGATCTCGACGGTGTCCGTCGTGCACCAGCGGAACACGGTCGACTTGCCGTAGCCGCAGAGCTCGCCGGCGCGCCGGTATCCGCCGGCACGCTCCACCACGTCGCGCGTTGCCGCCTTGAGGCGGAAAACCCACGCCACGGGCAGGTTCGGCCGGATATCGGAGGGCATCCCCTCGGGCGTCCCCTCGCGGGACGCGGGCATGGCAGTGTCGCTCACGGGACAGGCCCCATGTTTGTCCCGTAGCGGGACGGGTGGCGGAGATGCTTCAGTCGGCGCGTGGCCGATGCGTCAGGTCACGGCGGCCCGCGCTCCCGGCGCGGCGGGAGGAAGGAGGAACGGCGATGCAGGACGAGCCAGCGACCTTTCGCCTGCGCGTGCGTTGCCCGCGCTGCGGCCAGAACACGACGCAGGAGCGCCCCCGGCAGAACCCGAGCGACATAGTCGAGTGCCCCGCCTGCCGGGTCCGGTTCCGCCTCGAGGAGAAACAGATCGCCGCCGCGGCGGCACGCCCGCGCCAGCCGGGCGCCGGTCCGGGGCGCCAGCCGCCCGGCCCGCGCCAGCCGCTCGAGGGCATCGATCACCGCATCGACCGGCCGGATGTCGACCGAGCCGATGCGCACGACGAGAACCGCCGCCGAGGCCGGCCCGGCAAGGCCGCCCGCCTCGCCGCCCGGGCGGCGCGGGAACCACGGCCCCCGCGCGAGCCGCCGCAGGGCGGCGAAGGTGCGGGCGAGTGAGCGCGTCACGGGCGGCGGCCCTCGGCGGAGTGGATCACGAAGCCGTCGACCTCGATCGTCACCGGCGTCGTCGTGACATTGCGGACGGGCTCGAACGACACGTCGAGCGGCCGCGCATCGTACGAGGCGACGACGGCCGCCATCTCCTCGCGGATGATCTCGCGGACGCGGGATTCGGTGAGGGTCGTCATTCCGCGGCCTCCGAGATGGTGGTCGGACGGCGAATCGCCGGCGGCCACGCGGCCCCGGCCGGCCAGTTCGCGGAGAACCATTCGATCGCCATCACGTAGCGCCGCGTCGTCAGGTCTCGCCCGTCGGCCAGGCGACCGAGCAACTTGCCGTCGCCGAACACCTTCGACGAGACGGTCGAGCGCGTCAGACCGGCAGCCGCCGCATAGGCGTCCGCGAGGGTCAGGATGGCTTTGATCGGTTCCATGCGCCGGACGGTAGGGTACGGATACCGATCCGGTCAACGGTTTTCTTATCGATCGCGCAGAACGTAGGGTATGGTATGTTTACCGATATGACCGACAACCCCTCGGCAATCCTGGCGCGGATCGATGCGCGCCTCGCCCAGTTGGACAAGACTCGCGCCGGCGCCTCGCTCGAGGCGGGTCTGAGCGACAGCGCGATTCGCAACCTCGCCCGAAAGGCGGGGAGGGTTCCGCGCGTCGACACGCTGATGAAGCTTGCCAGCGTGCTGCAGGTCGATCCAAACTGGCTCCTCACCGGCGAGGGGGAGCTCGGCCCGGTGGAACCGAGACGCGCCGCCGCCGATCCTGGCACCGCGCCGAAGACGGCCAAGCGTAAGCCGCGGTCAGAGGTCGAGCCTGCCGACGTCGCCCTTCCTCTGCGCTCCCTCATGCCGCGCGACGTGCCGGTCTACGGCACCGCGGCCGGATCGATTGTGGGGGCGTTCGAAATGGATGGGATCGTCGACTATGTCCGCCGGCCGCCGGCCGTCATGGCGGCACCGGACGTCTATGCGCTCTACATCACCGGAGAGAGCATGGCGCCCGCCTACAGGCCCGGCGATCTCGTCTTCGTGCACCCCGGCCGCCCGGTCCGGGTTGGCGATATCGTCATCGTGCAGACCCGCGACTTCGACTCGGCGCCGATCCAATCCTACATCAAGGAACTCGTTCGCCGCACCGAAGGATCGCTCCGGCTGCATCAGTACAACCCCGTCGCAACCATCGACATTTCTCGCGAGACGGTGGTTGCCGTCCACCGGGTCTTGAGCCTGGCCGAACTGTTCGGGGTCTGAAGTCTCACGGGCGGCGATAGGCCACCACCCGGCCGGTGTTGAAGGTCCGGTGGTCGATGGTCTGCTTCAGGTTGAGCACCATCATATCCGCGCCCGGCGTTAGCCAACCCTCAATTGCTTGCTCGTTCGTACCGACCTCATCCCTCGGATAGTCGATCGAGAGATGTCCGGTGCCACCGATCGCGCATGACTCGTCAAGGTGAAGCCGAAGCCGAAGCCGGTGAGGACTGTCGAAGCCTCGATAACAGAAACCAGACAATGACGACCCGCGACGGGAAAGCTTGACATCGCATTCTAGACTGAACTCGAACAATTCCACCGGCGGCTTATCGCGGTAGGTCTTAAGCGCGATACTCCAGTTTATCGTGGTGGCCCACTCCCCTCCGAGGTGCTCCCCGGAGCACTTCGGCCCCGCGACCGCCGGCCCCGCGATCAGCGAACACACAACCGCCGCGTAGAACAAACGCATCCTTTGCGCCATCACGTTCGCGCTCCCTATACGGACGACTTCGCCACAAGCACATATCCGCGCTGCGCCATACACCCCTTGGCGATCGCCAGCAGCCCGGCCGCACGTTGATCGAGGATCACCTGGGCCGAAAGCGCACCGAGCAAGCCACGGTAGTAGATCGGCTCCATGCCGACGGCCGCCTTCTGCATCTCGCCTTCGCATATCGTTCGATCTAGATCGAACTGCGCAGTCAGCGCCGGATTGCCGGTGATGATCTGTCCGTCGGTCCTCGCCCAAACATGGGTCGCGTTCGTCGTCTGCGTCGTCGTTTGACAGCCCGCCAACAGGCAGACGACCGCCACCATCGCGACCCGCTTCATTGTAGCCCCCGCCGCAGCGTGCCCTACCCAGACGCGAGTGTCGCGCGAGCACACCCTCGCGTCGAGCGGATACGCTACCGATCGGTTTTTCTATCGATCCAGCTTGACAGCGGTATTTGTACCGATTTACCGTCCTCCCATCACTCGGGAGAACGAGCATGCCCCAACGCCTTCACACCACCCCGCCGCCCTTCGCCTTCCGCATCGTCCCGCCGGCGCCGCTGCAGCAGCGCGTCGCGGCGGCGCGCATCGCCGGCCCGGAGTCCGTCGCGGCCCTGATGGTCGAGCGGCTCGCCGGCGCGGGCGTCGACGTCACCGTCACGGCCGCCGATCTCCGCGCCGACGGCTTCACCGCCCGCGAGATCGACAAGCTCGGCCCCGCCGCCGTCGCCCGCGCCGGCGGCGTCCTCGCCCGCCGCGAGGCCGAGCGCACCGTCGGGCGGGCCGCGTGATGGACGCCGAAACCGCCGTTCTCGACGAAGCCGCCCGCGTCATGTACGCGGCGTTCGGCTCCGTGTTCGCCAAGCACGCGGCGGCGGCCGACGCCGCCGGCACCCCGCCGCCCTGCCCGTCATGCCTGCTCCGGCGGCTGGCGCGCGACATGCTGGCGACCTCGCTCGCCTCCGATGCCTTCGCCGCCGCGGCGGTGCCGGGCGCCCCGACGAGCCGCGAGATCAACGCCGTGATGACGCGGGAGAGCGTGATGCTCTCGCGCGCCGTCTGCCTCGCGATGGAGATCGCGGCAGCCGACATCGCGTCCGAAGGCGTGCGCGCCGGCGAGGACATGCCCGCCGCTCCAGGAGGCAGCCATGTCCACCACTGACACCACCCCAGCTCCCTCGCCGAGGCTTTCGATGCTTCCCTCGGCGCACCTCCTGGCGGGGCGTCGGCCCCGCCGGGCCTTTCTTCGGGCGGCGGCTAGCCTCGCCGGCGACATCGCCGCCTTCATCGTCTCGCTCGCGCTGGCGCTGGCGATCTTCGCCGTCGTCGTCGTCGCCGTCGGAGCGCTGCCGTGAGCCCGGCCATGGCGGCGATCGCCGCCACCCTGCACGCCGTCGGCGTGGCGCTCGCCACGGTCGCCGTCGCGCTGGCCGCGGCCGACCTCCGCCTTGAAGCGCCGAAGCGCGCCGACCGCCTCCCGCTCCTCCTTCCCGACTGCCGACTGCCCACTGCCGACTGCCGGCCGGAGGCCAAATGATCCGCGTTCCCGCCCCCGTCCTCCGCCGCCTGCGCGCCCGCGCCGAACGGGCGATGGCCGCCCGCGTGCCCGACTTCGTCGTCGGCGGCGCCGAGAACCCCTATCTGCTGCGCTGGCACGGCCTCCGCCGCAACGCCGTCGGCAACGTCTACCTGCACGACTTCCGCCGCGACGACGACGACCGCGCCCTGCACGACCACCCGTGGCCGTCGCTGTCGATCTGCCTCGCCGGCATGATGCGCGAGACCTACGCGCCGCGAAGCATCTGGTCGCGCACCGGCGACGACCCGCGCGACCCGACCCTGCACCGCACCCGCGTCGTCGCCGCCGGCGACGTCGTCTGGCGCGGCCCGCGCTTCGCCCACCGCCTCGAGGTGGTGGCGCGGCCCGCCCTCACTTTCTTCCTCACCGGCCCGCGCGTCCGCGAGTGGGGCTTCTGGTGCCCGCAGGGCTTCCGCCCCTGGCAGCAGTTCGTCGCGCCGCACGACAAGGGCGATGTCGGGAGGGGCTGCGAATGAAGCCCCTTCTCATCCTCGCCGCCCCGCCGCACGGCGGCGCCGGCCTCGTCGCGGACATGCTCGCCGCCGGCGGCGTCAGGGTCGTCACCCCGGACGCCCTCACGCGCAGCGACGCGAAGCGCCACGGCGTCGCCGTCGTCGTGCGGGAGCCGATCATCGTTCCGGTCGTCGCGGCGCTGGCGTGGCCGCGTCTCGCCGTCGTCGTCGAGCGCGGCCTCGTCGCCCATGCTCGCCGCCGAATGGCGTCCCTCCTCACCACCCGGCCGGAGCTCGCCGCCGGTGCCGCCGCGCCGCCCTCGGCCGCCGTCGTCGCCGCGCACCGCGCGCAGGAGGCGATGCGCCGGGCGGTGAAGGCGAGCGGCACGCCCCTCATCCGCCTTTCCTTCGAGGCCGCCCTCGAGGATCCGCACGCCGCCGCTCGCACGCTGGCGACGACCCTCGCCCCGTGGTGGCCGGCCCTCGACGCCGCCGCCATGGCCGCCGCCGTCCGCCGGCCGGCGGCGGCGGAGATCTCCGCCCTCTGAGCCCCGCTGCCGCACCCGAAGGGAGCACCCCGTGAAGAAGATCCGCGACGCCACCACCCTCATCGGCATGCTCGAGCGCGGCGAGCTCGCCGAGGAGCTGTCGAACACCCTCGTCGACACGCTGCGCACGCTGAAGGACATCGCCGGCGGCAAGAAGGACGTGAAGGCGAAGGGCGAAGTCTCGCTCAAGCTCTCGCTCGCCGTCGACGGCGACGCCGTCACCATTCACGCGGAGGTGTCGTCGAAGACGCCGAAGGCGCCGCGCGGCTCGTCCTTCTTCTTCGTCACCGACGACGGCGAGATCACCACCGAGCACCCCCGCCAGCGCGACATGTTCGGGCCGCGCGAGGCGGAGTTGCCCGCGCGCAGTTCCTGACGATCCGTCCAGCCCCAGCCCCGCGAAAGGGAAGCCCATGACCAAGAGCGCTCTGCCGGAGACCCTGCCGAACGATGCCGCCGTTCGGCTCATCGCCGATCTCGGCCGCGACGCGAACGGCTACGAGCTCGTCCTCGTCCCCACCACCGGCCTCGGGCCGGGCCTGCCCGCGGTCGTGCCGGCGATCTTCAACCGCCACACCGGCCGTCTCGATAGCCTGCGCGACGAGTTGGAGCGCTACCGTCTCGACCCGGCGCGACGGCGCGGCACGGCGACCGCGACGACGCTCGCCTCGTTCATGGATATCGTCTCGCGCGTCGCCAACACCGAGAGCGTCATCTTCGCCCGCACCGAGTGGCCGAACCCGAAGCTGACCGCGGTCATCGACTATCATCAGGCCGGCCCGGCCGGCCTGCCCCGCCACGGGGAGCACCGCGTCGTCTATTCCTTCCCGGTCACGCCGGAGTTCCAGGCCTGGATCGCGACGAACGGCAAGCCGCTCGACCAGGGCGGGTTCGCCGCCTTCGTCGAGGAGCACGCGGCCGAGATGTCGAGCCCGATGGACATCGAGCGGGCCGAGCTCGAGCCCCTGTTCCAGACGAAGTTCGCCACCCCGGCCGAGATGGTGCAGCTCGCGCGCGGCCTGACGATCCACGTCGCCGGCAAGGTCCGCAACACGCTCACGCTGCAGTCGGGCGAATCGGAGATCGTCTTCGTCGAGGAGCACCAGGATTCTCGCGGCGAGAAGATCCTCGTCCCCGGCCTGTTCATGATCTCGATTCCCGTCTTCCTCGACGGGATGCCCGTGCGCATTCCCGCTCGCCTGCGCTACCGCGCCCGCGAGGGCCAGATCACCTGGTTCTACCAACTCTACCTGTGGGAGCGGTGGGTGCGCGAGCGTGTCGTCGAGGATCTGCGCACCGCCGCCAAGCGCACCGGCCTGCCGACCTTCGAAGGCGCGCCGGAGGCCTGACCGATGGCCCGCCCCGCCGCCAGACCGTCGACCCGGCCGGCAATCCTGCCGGCCGAGACCGAGCGCCGGCTCGCCGCCGAGCTCGCACGGGTCGATGCGCTGGCGGCGGCCTGGGCCGAGGCCGCCGCGCCGCGGTCCAACCACTGCCCGGCGGATGCGCGCCGGGCAGTGGCCCGCATCCGCCTCATCCGCGACGAGGCGCTCGGCCGCCTCGGCCGCGCCGCCCCGTCCGATCTCCCCGCCGCCGCCGAGGCGGCGATCGCCACCTTGCAGAGGATCACGTGATGCCCCGTGACCGCGCCCGCCTCGTCGAGCTTCTCGCCAGCGTCAACCCGACGCCCGCCGGCGACCACCTCGCCGGCCTCTGCCACGAAGCCGCGGCGATGCTCGCCGGCGAGACCGAGGGCGTCGCCTTTCCGGTCGGGACCGAGGTCGAGAAGCTCGGCGGCGACTACACCTTCGCCGGCCCGGTCGTCGGCGTCGTTCGCAAGCGCGCCGGCGCCGTCCGCTACGTCGTCGAGGATGACCGCGGCGCGCTGCACATCTTCCGCGGCGAGCAGCTGCGCAGGCCGCCCCAGGCCACCATCGGCATCGGATGGGCGGTGCCGTCCGCCGATCCGATCTTCCGCACCTCCATGCTTCGGGAGGCCTGACCCATGGGCGCCATCACGTCGATCGAGTGGACCGATGCATCCTGGACCATGATCCGTGCCCGCAACCGCGCGACCGGCAAGGCCGGATGGCATTGCACCCACGTGAGCGAGGCGTGCCGCAACTGCTACGCCGAGCGCCGCAATAGGTGGATCGGCACCGGCCTCGCCTTCAAGCCGGGGCACTTGAAGGATGTCGAGATCTTCCTCGACGAGGCGATGCTCCTCGCCCCGCTGCGCTGGCGGAAGCCGCGGAAGATCTTCGTCTGTTCGATGACGGACCTGTTCGGCGACTTCGTCAGCGACGAGATGATCGACAAGGTGTTCGCCGTCATGGCGCTCTGCCCGCAGCACATCTTCCAGGTGCTGACGAAGCGGCCGGAGCGGATGCAGGCGTACATGGACAGCGCCTGCGGCCGGATCGCCGACACGATCATCGCGGCGCGTCGCGAGCGGGGGGACGCCGACATGGTGATTGTGCCCCTGCCGCACGTGACACCGGGCCGCCCTTGGTGGCCCCTCCCCAACGTGTGGCTCGGCACCTCCGCCGAGGACCAGGCGACGGCCGACGCGCGCATCCCCGAGCTGCTGGCGACGCCGGCGGCCGTGCGGTTCGTGAGTGCCGAGCCGATGCTCGGGCCTATCGACTTTCTCGATATCCCATGGCCGTCGGACCGCCCCCGCTTCCCGGCAAGCGATGACATCTCCGATGGGAGATCGGCATTGCACATGATCGAAGGCACCAGGATCGACTGGGTGATCTGCGGCGGCGAGAGCGGCCCGCACGCCCGGCCGATGCACCCCGACTGGGCGCGCGCGCTGCGCGACCAGTGCGCCGCCGCCGGCGTGCCGTTCTTCTTCAAGCAATGGGGGGAGTGGGCGCCGGAGGATGGGACCAGCGGTGTTCATCCAGACGGCTGCTATTTCGATTCCGGCCATCCGCGATGGATCGGCCGGGCCATAGGCTACGATGGTGCTACTGCGCGGAGCGCCGACGAAGCGGCCCCGCCGCACGCCTTTCTTCGCCGTGTCGGCAAGAAAGCTGCCGGCCGCATCCTCGACGGCCGCACCCACGACGATCTGCCGTCGAGGGCTTGACCGATGATCGAGCCCGTCCACACGATCGACGAGGTCGCGGCCCTGCTGCGGGTCGGACGGCGGACGCTCGACGGATGGCTCGCCGAGGATGCGAGGCGCCGCCCGTCGGAGCAGCGCCTGCAGTTCCACCGCTGGCGCGGAAGGAAGCGCGTATGGACGGAAACCCAGGTGGCGGCGCTGGCGGCGGCGATCGAGGCGCGAAGCGCCCCGGGCGCCGAGCCCGCGGAATCGCGGTCATCGAGCGAGGCGGCTTCTGGCACGTCGTCGGCACCGTCGTCGCTCGCGGACGCTCTGTCCGCGTCCGAAAGAGTACTGGCCTTGCGGCCCGGCGGGATCTCTACGACACCGCGTGGGACGAAGCCCGGCGCATCGAGGCCGAGATCATCGGCGAGATCACCGGGGCGCGACGACCGGGTGATTTCCTTTCCGTCGCGGCAGAACGCTACCTGACGCGCAAGCGCGAGCGCCCCCTCGGCGCGTCGACCATCTCCATCGTGCAGGAGCTCGTCGCTGCCTTCGGCACCCGCCGGCTGAACGACATTCCGGACCGCGAGTGGCAGGCCTTCGTCGATCGGCGCCACGCCGCCAACGCCGCGGCGACGCGCGAGCGCTACCTCAACGCCGTCGTCGCCTTCCTCGCCTGGTGCGCGTCGCCGAAGAGCAACGCCGGCCTCGCCACTGTCCCGGCCTTCGACCGCGACGCCAAGGCGCGCAACCCGAATCGCCGCGCCCGCCGGCGCGTCCGCGAGATGAGGCCGGATCTCATCGGCCGCCTCATCCGGGCGGCGCACATCGCCGTGCGCGCGCAACTCGCCGTCGAGTGGTCGACCGGCGCCCGCGTCTCGTCGGTGCTGCACGGCTGCCGCGTCTGCGACCTCATCCTCGCCCCCGGCCGCAGTCAGATCACCTTCCACGACACCAAGAACGGCACGTCGGTGACCGCCGCGCTGCACCCGGCGGCGGTGCGCGTGCTCGAGGACTATCTCGCCTGGCGCGGCCGGCTGCACGACCGCGAGGCCCCGCTCTTCCTCACGCCGCTGCGCCGGCCCTACAAGGACGTCGGCGGCGCATGGTCCGGCCAGAACAAAACCGCCTTCAACGCCGCCAAGCGCCGCGCCGCCGGCGATCTCCGCCGAGACGCGGCCGCCACCGCCCGAACCCTGCGCACCGAGAACCGCCGCGCCGAGGCGTGGGACGCGATCGCCGCCGCGAAGGCCGACGCGGCACTGCTCGGCCAGGTGACGCAACATTGGTTTCGCCACCTGCTCGCCACGCGCCTCCTGCAGATCGGCGACATCCGCACGGCGATGGATCAAGGCGGGTGGATCGACCAGCGCTCGGTCATGGGCTATTCGCACGACGCCCCCGAGCACCGCCGCCGCATCGTCGACGCACTCGATGGTTTCGACACAACATTGACACACGACCGCGACCAGTCGACGGCAAGTAACGGAAAGATCAACGCAATTCGAAAGTGA